GCTGGTCGGCGTTGAGGGAGAGGAGTTCGTCGACGCGGGCGCCGGTGAGGTAGAGGAGCATGACGAGGGCGTAGGATCGGGCCGACCAGGCCCGTGCGGTCTGGATGAGCCGCGTCATCTCCTCGTCGGTGAGCCCTTGGGTGGGGCTGTAGTCGGGATCGATGTAGGGCCGGTTGACGGCGGCGAACGGGTCGCTGGGGACAGCGCCAAGCCGGACAGCGTAGGTGTAGAAGCTCCCCGCGGCGGCGAGGGCCTGGGCCTGGGATGCCTCGGACGGGGGCTTGCCGAGCCGGGTGGGGGTCTTGGCGAGGTGCTTGGCGTAGGCGTCGGCGAGTGGCAGCTTTGCCTGGAGCGGGTGGATTTCGGCGCTGCGGGCGTACTCCTCCCACCGCCGGAAGGTCCGCGCGTAGGCCCGCCTCGTGTGGCGGCTCTTCTGGCGGGCGATCCATCCTCCGGCGATGGTGGGGAGTGGGTCGTGTTCGCCGTAGAGGGTGGTGAGGTAGTCGGCGAGCTGGTGGGCTTCGTCGGGCCAGTCGTCGCGGGGGTCGTGCCGGTCGGTCGACAGCTCCGCCGACGGGCGCGGGACGAGGACGGGTTTCGGTGTAGGCATGAACACCCTTCTCCACTGCTTGTGTCGCCCCCCATGTTGGATAACTGTCATTATCAACCATAGAGTTGTGCTGTGTCAGGCGTTCCGAGCACGACGAAACGCCCCTCCCGAAGGAGGGGCGTCTGTCAGTCCTCGTCGTCGCGCGGCGGCAGCGGGTGCGGGTACCGCGGTTCCAGGAACGGTCGCCGGCTGAGCCAGAACGGCACGTCGTCTTCGTCGTCCACGGTGCCCTCCGTCAGGCGGCGCCGGGCGAGTCGTACACGGGCGGGGCCGGCGGCTCCGAGGACGGGATGGGCTGCTCCGGGATGATGCCCATGTCCTCGAGGGTGCCAGTGTCCGCCGCGGTGGGGTCAGGCTGCGGCTGGGCGGGGGTCAGGTCGGGCATGGTTCCTCCTACGTGTACTGACGTCGGTGGGGATCGAGCGCGGCTTGCGGGCTCGGGCTGTCATCGCCGCCGGGCTGTGGTGCGCCGTCCTTGCGGCATACGAGCGCGTCCGGGTCATAGGCGGGGGCCTGAAGGGTGTAGCCGTCGGGGCAGGAAGGTCCGGCGGGCCCGGGCTCGCCCGGGTCGCCCTTGTCCCCCTTCTCTCCCTGCGGACCCGCGGGCCCGGGCTCGCCCTGGGGGCCTTGCGGTCCGGGCGGTCCGGCGGGGCCAGTCGCTCCGGCGGCTCCGGGCTGGCCCGGCTCCCCCGACGCGCCAGGCGTCCCCGGCTCGCCATCCACTCCGTTCTTGCCGGGCTTCCCCGACGGTCCAGGCGAACCTGACGGCCCGGGTGGCCCGGAGGGACCGGGCTCGCCCTGCGGACCGCGGGGCCCGGTCACGCTCTTACCTGGCTCGCCCCGGGACCCCGGCGGCCCAGCCACAGGGCTGGCGCCCAACTGCTGCACCTGCCGGGCGAGCGCATCCCGGGCCGTGTTCGCGGCGTGCAGGTCGCGCCCCAGCTGCTGCATGGTGATGACCACCCAGGCGAGCGCCAGCAGTCCCAGGGTGCCCACCGCCGCGAAAAGCAAGTCGGCACGACGCCGGGCCTTGGCCGGGGAGCTGTGAGCACTCACGAACTCGCCCCCTTGGCAGCCAAGTAGGCCTGCAGCAGCAGAAGCAGCACAGGAGCGACGAGAGCACTGAAGATCAGTCGGCGGTCGGCGCGACGGCGGTCCTCGGCCGCACGCCGGTCGGCTTCTGCCTGCCGCTGCTCCTGCGCGCGGGCCTCCTCGATGGCCGCGATGCGGGCCATCATCTGGTCGTGGACCTCGTCGCGGTTCCGGCGCTCGATCTCGTAGCGCTCCACAGAGACTTTCGCGTCGAGCCGCTTCGCGAGATCGCGGAAATCCTCCTTGAGATCTGCGTGGATGAGCTCCAGGCGGCGAGCAAGCTCGCCGTTCGACGGGTCGTCCACGTTCTTGCTCTGGTCAGATGGTGCTGCTCTTGCTGGGAGGCAGGGCCGCTGCGGTGGTGGGCGTGCCGAGGAAACCGGACAGGGCGCCCTTGATGACGGCGAGCCCGGCGGGGATCGCGGCCACGGCCGCCGCCTTCGCGGCCGGCAGGTCGACGACGCTGCCCGCGAGGAGCAGGCCGAGGAACGCCTCCAGATAGGTGGCGACGGTGCGCTCGGCGAGATCGACGATGAACTTCACGGTCAGGCCTCCTGGGTCTGCACGCCGGTGACGTCGACGTCGACCTTGACGACGGCGTCGGAGATCGCTTTCTGCACGGCGGCGACCACTTCGTCGGTGTTCACGTCGCTGCCGAGCTGTCCCGCGAGGGTCTTCACCGTGGCCGTCAGGCCGGTCACCTGGGTGGCCAGCGACTTCACGGCGGCGTTGGTGCCGCGCAGGTAGGCGTAGGCGTCGTACTTCTTCTCGTCCTTGCCCTTGTAGGCCCAGACGTCGATGGGGTCCATGTCGTCCTCCGTGTGCGGGGTGTCGGTGGTGGGTGCGCCTGGCGTCCAGGACGCGGGGTGGGCAAGACGAGCGGCGACGGCGGCCCGGAAGGTGGGCATGTCGAAAGTGGGGTCCGGCTTCCAGTCCGACCACTCCTTGTGGCCGATGGCGCTCTTCTCCGACCAGCCGTGGGCCCGCAGGATCGCCGCTGCCCAGCGGACCGCGGCGTCGTACTGGACGGACGGCCAGGCCGCGCCGGTACCGAGGTCGGAGCATTCCAGCCCGTAGAAGCGGGCGTTGCCGTCAACGGCACCTGCGCTGCCGTCGTGCTGGTGCGGGGCCGGGGGTCGCGTGCTGTACGACTCGTCGATAACGGCCTGCAGCACCGCTGGGTCCCCGCCTCCGGCGTGGTTCGCACGGCCGTTGCCGGTCAGGGTGAGGGTGCCGTCCTTGGCCAGGTAGGCGTGCGCGCACGGGCCGGGCAGGTCGGCGCGGCCGGACCAAACGATCTGACCGTCCGAGGGTGCCGTGCCGCCAGTGTGGTGGATGATCACGCCGTGGACTGGGCCCCATGCGCCGTGCCCCTCACGGTTGTGGGTGCGCCAGCCAGGATGCTCGACCACATGTAGGCCCTCGGCCCGCAGCGCAGCCAGCATCTGGTCAGCGGTCAGTGGAGTGGCCAATGCTGCCTCCAGGGCATGAAAAAGGCGCCCAGGCGGGGCGCGTCGGGGTGGTGCGGTGGATCAGGCGGCTTCGTAGTGTCCGTGGACGGACAGCCGGTCGCCGGCCGCCCACGTGAACGGGGTGAGGGAGTCGACGGCGCCGCCGTTGTTGACGGTGCCGTTGGCCGCGCCGGATCCCGCGTACAGGTTCATGTGGGTGGTGGTGTTGGCGACCGCGGGCCCCACGACCGCCCTGGTGAGGTCGCCGAGGAACAGGGACGCCGTGCCGATGGTGCCCGTGGCCGCGGCGGGCTTGGGCAGGGAGAACCGCCAGTTGTCGCCGGTGGTGACGCCGCTGCCGAAGTTCGTGGAGGACCCGAACTGGATCCACATGGTGAACAGGATCGTGGTGCCCATCTGCATGTAGCGGCAGCGGACGTCGGCGTTGCCGTAGATGGGCAGGTGCTGGCCGGTGTCGGTGGACCAGGTCGGTGTCCACGACTGCCACCCGGTGAGCCCTGTGATCGCGGCGATCCACTGGGTGCCGTCGTACACGGTGAGCTGCTTCTCTGCGGCCAGCCACGCGGTCATCCCGGCAACCGGGCTGGTGAGGGTAGCGTTGCGGGCGGACGCCGACGCGAACCGCATCACGGTCTGCCCAGCCATCTTGAGCAGGCCGTCCCCCATGGCCTTGAGGTCGGGGACGTCGCCGTAGTCGAGGGCTGTGAAGCCCTGCCCGAACGGGTCGGTGATGGGCATGTGGCCCCCCTTTCTATGCGAGGCGGTAGCGGCTGGCCACGTCGAACTGGGCCCACTTCTGCCCGGTGGTGGGCAGCGTGCCGCTGAAGTCCCCGAGGGCGATGTGGCCGTCGGGGAAGAGTGTCATGACTCCGAAGTAACCGATGGCGACCTGCACCGTGTCAC